GAAAGAAATGGTAGTGTCCGCTGAATTTCACGCGGGCTAACAAAGCGTGCAGTTGACGTGTGGCGGGCTGGCGTACTTGAAAGCGAAGGTAACGCCGCCACACGCAACTAACGCAAACCGTTAGCCATACAAACAATCTCTCCAACCCGGAGAGATTGTTTGTATTTTTCTTATATTTATAACAAAAAACTTACAAATACTTGACTTTTCCCACGATGCTGTTAAAATTATTTTGTAAGGTTTACCCCTTACGCCCCCACCATCCGGGGCTGGTTGTCCCCCACCAGCCAGCCCCAATGGAGGGAAAAAATCAGGAAGGCCGATTGTGTAGCGTTGGCCGCCACCGGAGTTGATCGCCCGGCACCAATTTGGTGCCGGGTTTTTTGTTTAAGATGAAATGGAGAAGATGATGAATAGTGAATTATCGCCCGCGATTATCAGCATGTTGAATGCGGTTTTATTGGCGGCGCTGCCTGCGTTGGCGGTGGCGGCTACCAGCGCGCTGGTGGTGTGGGCCAGAAAGATTTGGCAACAGTACAAGCTGGAGCAGCCCACCGCGTCCGATTTAGTAGCGCATTATGTCAAGATCGCGGTAGAAGCCGCTGAGCAGGCAGGCGCATCCAAGTTGATTGAAAACCGCAAAGATTATGCCGTGAAAATTGCATACGAGTGGCTCGATACGATTGGTTTGCGTGGCATCAATATCTCATTGATAGAGGCAGAAATTGAGCGGCAGGTGGGCGCGCAGAAGGTGAATGCCAGGTTTTACCCAATGCAAAAAGGGATCAATGACTAATGCTGAATACCTGCTTGGATTATCGGTCATTGCTATTTCTGTAGTTTCATCCATCGGAAATATCTATGTCAATTTGCGCGGGCAGAGGAATAAAGAACTTTCCGAGACGCTGAACCGCGAAAAATCCCTGGCAGAAATGATGGACGGATACGTTAAGCGTATCCGAGAGTATGAAGCGCAGTTTGTCGAACTTCGGGACCGCATTGATGAGCAGTTGGATCGTATCTCATGGTTAGAGACGATCCTGGCGCAAAACGGAATCAGCACCCAGCCATTTGGACGGCGCGCAAAAGACGCCCGCAAAGCCAAACCAGTACAGTATGAAAAATTGGAGAGTGACCCTGGTGAGTGAAATTATCGCGTTGTTTTTATGTGGTTTTGGCTTGCACCAGCTGCGCAAATTTACAAAAAAAATATCAAACGGCTGGCGCGATTTGGTGCATTATGGCATTGGCAGCCTGGGCATCCTGCTGGCCTGGCCGGTAGTTGCCGAGCGTTACCAGGTGCCACACAAGTACGTAAAAATTGGGACAGTGGCGCTGGCAATCGTTGAATTTTGCATTGGCGTGGGCGTGACCATTGGCTGGCTGGTGGATACGCTGCGCACCGATGAACATGAAATAAAACATAAAGGCTAAAACTATGACTTATCAAATTGTAGTAATCAATCCAACCGGGGCCACCCTGCGCATTTCGCCCAACACGGGCGGCGGCATCATTCGTCAGGTAAAAAGCGGCGAAGTGTTTGATATGGAGCGGCTGATTTTTACCAGCGCGCAGCAGTTCAACGTCGATTCAACCCCGGAATTTTTAGCGGCTGAAAAAGCCGGAAAAGTTGTTGGAGAGATATGGGTGATGGTGAAGGGTTTGCAGCCGCACAAAGGCCAGCAGGTGCTGGGCTATCTGGCATTGCGTTTTTGGAATACCAAATATGGGGTGCTGGTAGGAGATGAGCCGATCATCCCGCCGGGCAATGTGAATGATCGCATTGCCGAGTTGGATTTTTTGATTGATTACCTGATCAAGCGGCGCGTGGAATTGAACAAATAATCCAAATCTCTGAAACGATTTGGATGCGGAAAAGACTATGGCAAAAATACGATTGATCTCACAAATGGAAATGGAAGGCTTCGCTGAAACGGTGATGGATGCCGAAGAAGCGGGCGCGCTTTCGTTTGCGGAGGTGCAGGCGCGCAGTATGGCGTCCAAACTGGCGCTGGGCGTGGATGAAGTGCCGGTTTATTTTGAACAGTATCACCGCCTGATGGAAGCCGGAGTCCCCTGGCGGATTGCCGCGTTTGTGGCCTGGGCCAGCATCCCCAAAGACCAGCGCAAACCAGCCACGCAGGATGAATTTGCCAAGCAGGTGCTGGGCCTGACCAGTGACCGGCGCATTGCCGAATGGCGCAAAGCCTATCCTATCGACCAGATGATCGCTGACCTTCAGGGTGAGATGCTGATGCAGTATCGCCCCGGTGTGTTTGACGCCATCGGATGGGGCGCTTCACAGCGCGATTACAAAGCGGCAGCCCAGCAGCGCCTGTTCGTGGAATTAACGCGCGATATGCCCAATCCCAAACTGCATGTGGAAGACAACCGGGCGGTGGCCGATTTGGAAGACCTGAGCGACGCCGAACTGGACGCGCTGGACGGGATCGCCGCTAAAGAGTTGCTAAAGAAAATCCGGGACGCGGGCGCGGGTGATTTGGCTGGGATGACCGATGAAGAGTTGAAAAGTCTGGAGACTTTGCACTCCATTGAAGAGCATTACGGGAATTCATCGGAGCATGATGAGTAACCAGGTAAAGGCAGGCAGCGGTTTGCAGGAACGGGTGCGACGGGAAAAAGCCCGCCGTCACTTCCTGGATTTCTGCGGGTATGTGGATAAAAAATACCCGGTGGAAGCCAGGCATCTGCAACTGTTGGCTGAAAAGTTGGAGGGCGTGGCCGAATATGTGTTAAGCGGCGGCCAGCGCGGAATCGGGCGGTTGATGGTTTTCATGCCACCCAGGTACTGGAAATCAAATACCTGTTCGCAAAAGTTCCCGGCCTGGCTCTTGGGACGGGACCCGGAGAAGCGCATCATCCTGGCTTCTTACGGCGCGGATTTGGCAACCGAGCACAGCGGCAAAGTCCGTGACCTGATCGAAGGCGAGAAGTACGTCAACATCTTCGGGGCGCGCTCCAGCATGGAAGCGCCAGTGGAAATCAGCGCGGATCGGCGCAGCGCGGCGGCCTGGGCGCTGGAAAATCACAGCGGCGGGATGATCAGCGCGGGCGTGGGCGGGGCTATCGTCGGTAAGGGCGGTCATCTGTTGATTTTGGATGACCCCTTCAAAAACCGCGAAGAAGCCGAAAGCGAAACCAACCGCAAAAAGGTTGCCAAGTGGTACCGCTCCAGTTTTTATACCCGCCAGGAAGACGGCGGAGCCATCATTATCATTTTGACCCGCTGGGATCAGGAAGACGTGGCCGGGATTTTGCTGGCCGATTCGGTTGGAGACGAGCAGGCCGATCAGTGGGACGTGGTTTTTCTCCCGGCTTTGGCATTGGAAGCAAACGACTACCCGGCCACGCCTGAGCAATACCGCGAGAACCTGCTGCGCGGTACGTTCATCCCGATGGGCGGCGATCAGTTGGGGCGCAAACCCGGCGAACCGCTGTGGCCCGAAAAGCACGATGAATTTCAGTTAAAGAAAATAGCGGCGAACATCGATGATTTTGAATTCATCAGCCAATACCAGCAGATGCCGCGCCTGGCAATTGGCGGATTTTTTGACGATGACGACTTCCGCTATGTGGACAAAGCCCCGGCTGATTTGCGCTGGTTCCGTTACATGGATTTGGCGCTGGGAGAAAGCGAAACCAGCGATTTCAACGTGACCGGCGGGGTGGCTTTGCAGGGTGAAAACCTTTATATCCGGGACGTGGTGGAAGAACGCGAATTGGAGTCCTTCCTGAGCGAAGCGCGCCAGTTGATGCTCTCCGACGGGGAACGCGGCGCAGTCTGGGGCGTGGAAGATGTGGCCTTCCAAAAACTGGTTTTCAAGGATTTTATGAAAGACCAGGCGCTGGTGAATGTTGACATTCTGGCAATCAAGCCGCATGGTGACAAGGTGGAGCGAGCGCGCCCGTGGAGACGGCGGGCGAAAAACAAGCGCGTCTACCTGGTGCGCGGCGCGTGGAATTTGAAATTCATCCGCCAGGCGGCAGCGTTCCCCACGGGCCGCCATGATGACATGATTGATTTTGTGAGCGGGTCGGTGCAAATGATGGCCGAAGACACGGGCAGCGAGAAGCCCGCGAGCAGCCCGGCGATGGTGGTTTCGGTGAACTCTATTTTTGATTTGGCGATTGTGTGATTTGGAGATTGGAGAAAACATTATGAAACTAACGGAAACAATTCAAGCGCCGATGATGCTGGTGGAACGCGAAGAGAACCAGCCCAGGCGCATCAAGGCCAATCAAGTCATTACCGCCGATGTTGTCAATGGCAATATGCGGCGTTATCCGGCCAGCGTGGTGCAGGCAGCGATTGATGATTTACGCAATCATCTGCATGAGAGCGCCGGGCAGGGTCGTATTGCTCAAATTCTTGGCGAGGCGGAGCATCCAACCGACAAAGGCGCAAAGCGCGCAAGCCTTTTGGAAACTGTCGTCAGGTGGACGGATGTCCAGTTTGACGGCAGCAGCGTATCCCTGGGTGGCAACATCCTGGAGACGCAAAAAGGCCGCGATTTGCTGGCGCTTCTGGAGGGCGGCGTCTATCCGGGCGTGAGTTTGCGCGGTCACGGCGAAACGAAAAATATCAAAGAGAACGGGCAGCGCATTGAAGAAGTGACCAGCCTTTCCTTAACCGGGTTTGACCTGGTGCTGGAGCCATCCTTCAACCAGGCGCAAGCGGTTCTCGAATCTGTTCAATCATCCCAATCGGAGGACGAAATGAGTGAGGAACTCGAAAAGAAATTGCAGGAAAGTGAAACCGCCAAAGCGGATTTGCTGAAGAAGTTGGAAGAGTCCAAAGCGGCCTATGCTGAACTGGCCGAGATGAAGCGCAAGAGCGCCGTTGAAACGGCCATTGCCGAAGCCACCAAA